CTGATCAATCCGCATATCACCGTTGATGATCTTATTGCGGTTGCTGAGCGGTCCACTAGAAGGCATTGCCACGCCATCAACCGTGACGTGACCGGAGGTGTCAATCGAAACGCCGCCGCTAGACGTTGACGGGTTTTGAATGGATGAAACTTTTAAGGTGCTCATTGTGCGGCTCCTGGCTTGGTCGGCCAAACGGGGTTAGCCGGGTCAGAAGTGTTAGCCGGTAGATCGCGGAGTGCTTGGCGATAATCCCGCATTTCGTCCGTCAGGGTTGAATCAGCAAGAGCGAGGTAGTCGGTTTCGGCTAGGAGTTGGTTGCGCTTAAAGCGGAGAGCTTCAAGTGCTTTGCCGTTTAGATAGGCAGCTTCATCGACGCTATCCAATTCAGCCTGTGTTGGCTGGGGAATGGTGGGATGATTCCACTCACGGATGTACGGACCAGTACCGTCGTCTTGCAAAGTAATAGTTGTCAGAAAATCATCTGACGTAAGTTCAGGATGCAATGCCTGAATCTTTTGAGGAAGAGAAAGAGTCATAGTTCGCGCACCCAATAACCAAAAAACCAAGTATTAGAAGAACCTTGGTTGTATACGGGACCAACAGCGTTGGACCAATAATAAAGCTCAAGGTAGTCAGTTGATCCGTTCATAGCGATTACATGATGAGCAAGCTGACTGCCGAAATCAGAAGTACCTGTATAAACAAATCTCTGATTTCTGCTTGCTTCACTTCCGTTCTTATAAATTGCTACTTGAGAGTTACTCCATTGGGTGGTATTCCAGTTCGTTTTAACTTGCCCGGTTACCACATAATAGCCTGCTTTGGTTGGGGTAAATCTGTAGTTTGTTGTGCTATCAAAATTGCCATCAGTATCAAAAGTTTCTGCATCAAGAGTAACTTTTGTAAAAGTGCTGGCAGTAAGGCTAGTGGTGCCGCCTCCAGATGTGTAAGCATGGAACGCTGGACCTTGATACTCGGTGCTAGCCGCCCAACTCAACCCACCAGAGCCATTGGTCTGCAGGTATTGCCCGCTCGTGCCATTCCCATCAGGCAGGGTCAGCGTGTTGCTACCAGCGGTTGCCGGTGCATCAATCTCCACATAGCCGGATGTGGAACCGTTAAGGCGTAAAGACATTAGTCAACCTCCGGTTTAGGATACTTAGCCTTCACAGCGGCACACGCTGCGTAGTACTCGTCAAGCTTGGTGTTATCGCCTTGGTTCGACCAGTACAAGGCGTCAGCAAGATCAGCCAGTGAGGGGTACTCAGGCTGGCGGTCTCGTTGGTATTGGGTAGCTTCGTATTCAGCAATCAAACGCTGATGCTCAGCTTCGACTTCTGCTTGAGTTGGTGGAGTATCCACACGAACCCATTCAACAATGTTTTCGTAAGCATCGTCGCCCTCAAGTCGGAAACTGCCGTCACCACTAAGAAGGTTGTTAACAGCTTGAAGAAATAAAGTCACAGTTCAACCTCCATGATAACAAGTTGACTTCTTTGTTGATTTAACCTGGCGTCATCAGTACCGTTAGGGTTGGTAACTACCCAAGGTTTGCAAGAAGCACCGTCATCACTAAAATACTCAACTTTAAAATCTTGTGAGCCCGTTGTTGTATGTCCAGTAAGGCGACCTGCTACGACGCCTACATGACTAAAAGCTTGAGCGTTATAACTATAGAACCAGCCGCCAGTAATGCTTGTAGCTCCATACGAAACACCACACGAAGTGTGACCGGATGAGTTTTCGTGACCAGGAATGGTTCCAAAAAACACCAAAGTGCTCGTTGAAGACGTTTTGTTAAAACTGACAGTCATTAAAGACTGCCTTGTTGTAGTTGCACTTGGAGTCCCAACTCTAGTGCTGTTTTCAAAGACTGCTGTATTGATAATTGTCCCACTAGGCAACGCTCCAGCGGTAATAGCTCCAGACGCCAGATCAGCGCTGGTGATGCTTCCATCAGGCAGTCCACCTGGCGTTAGTCCGGTAATGCTTCCGGTGCCGTTGATCGAAATAGCCATGATCAGACGATCACCCAGTTGGATCCTGACGGTATCGTAACCGTGATGCCGGAATTTATCGACACAGGCCCAGCACTGACAGCATTTGCGGTTGCCCCAAGCGTTGTGCCCAAGGTGTAATCAGTTGTGACGGTCTGACCGTTCTCGATAAAAATTTTGTCCGAGCCGCCGCCTGTTGCACCACCGCCTGCAGCATCTGCCCATTGCGGTGAGCTGCCAGAACCTTGGCTAGTAAGAACTTGACCGCTAGTGCCGTAGTTCTCGCCAGCAATTCCGATTTCGCCGTTGGTATGGACGCGGAACTTTTCAACGTTCTCGACGGTGACGACAAAGCGACCATCAGAGCCTTCGTCGATAACCTCCGCGCTCGTATTGCCTTCAATAATCCGATCAGCGCTGATGCCTGACAGGGCGGTGTCAACGTAGTTTTTGGTCGCCGCATCCTGAGCATTACCCGGATCTGCCATGCCGGTGATGGCATTAGTGCCCATTGCAATGGCACCGCTCATCGTGCCGCCAGTTTTTGGCAGTGCAGCAGCGGCTAAGTCATAAGCCGATTTGACAGCGCTAGGCGTCGCTGCCGTTGCTGTGCTTGTGCTGCTGGTGGAATCCTCTAGTTGAACAATGCCGCTAGCGGAGGTTGTACCAGAAGGCAGGTAAGCCGCAGCGATAGCGCTGCCCTGCCAGGTGCCGCTTGAGATCGTGCCAACACTAGTCAGGCTTGACCCCGTAACACCCGAGCCAAGGCTGGTGGCGTCTAGGACTTTTGTTCCAGCAATGCGGTATTCCTTGCCGCTTGCAATGTTGACGTGCTCGCTAAAGGTCCAAGCGGCTGTTGAATTGATCCAAGTAATCGTCTTATCAACAATCGCTTTCAAAACGATCCCGCCACCGTCTGCCGTTACATCAGTCGGCGTTGCGACTTTGCCGATTTCAATTGACTTGTCTTCGACCTGCAGGATGTCAACGTTGATAATCGTCTCAGTCCCATTGACCGTCAGATTTCCCTCGATCGTGACGTTGCCCGCGATGGTCGGGTTGTCGGTCCAGCTGACGTCCGTCCCATCAGTCGTCAGGACCTGATTCGCCGCGCCATTCGCCAGCTTGCTGACAGCAATCTCAGCAGCCGCTGCGATATCAGCATTGACAAGCGGATATGCGCTCAGCTGGCTCCAAGGCGTATAAGCCAAGGAACTCCAAGCAGTTGAGCCATCACCGATTTTCCATTTGTCAGTATCAGTCTCATAGCCCAGTTCGCCAGCCAGCAGCGTTGGATCTGCAGCCGTCCAGTTCGCCGCCGTATCGCGTCGCTGTTGTTGAAGGGCGGTAAGGGTGACGGTCATGTGGCTCCGGGCGGGCTAATGATGTTGTCCCGAGCGGGCGTTGCTGCTGCTGCCCCTCCATCAAGGATATAGCTTCTGGCTGGGCTTGCCGGTGCTAACTCGCCATCAAATACAAGGTCGCCAGTGTCGATTGCATAGGTGACCAACTCAACGTCAACCCCCCAGCGACCGACAATTCCATCGGTAACAGTTGGCGCGCCTGCATAGCGCCAGGCGTAATCACTAAGCAGTGGGATAGGCGGCGTTGCGTACCCGCTCCACACTTCCGCCGACAGAAAGAAAATATCAAACGTGCCTTGGCGGTCAATGTAGTGCGCTTTGATTTCATTGACCTGTGCCTCAGTCAGGTTTGTGAAGCTCAGCGATAACGTCTGGCCATCGCGCCTGTTACCGCGCCTAAAGCCTGTGACCAAGCCAGACAGACTGATCTGACTTGATTGCGGAATGTTGCCCGGTGAAAAGGTGCGGGCTGATGGGACTAGCGCGGGGAATGTCATGGTCAGATTGGCACCGTCTCTAGTTCCACGCTGAGGTTGTATCGGAGCGGCGCACCGATCCCGACCTCAAATGGGCCGACATAGCGCCATTGGTAGTCTGCCGCCGGTATTGGCACCGTTGCATAGCCAGACCAGACCTGAGCCGAAAGATCAAACGCGATCAGGCTGCCTTGCTGTTCCTCATAGTGATCAAGCAGCAGTTTGGCCTCTGCTTCGGTCAGGTACTCAAAGGTTATGGTTAGCCGCTGACTGACCCGATCGCTGCCGGTTTTAAATCGCACCTGGCCACCGCTGGCACCCTGGTGAACCAATTGCGGATAGTCGCCGTAGGTCAATGCTCGGGTGCTTGGCTCTAGCGCTGGGAACGTTGCCATCAGATCACCTCAAATGTCCCATTGACAACCTCATCACTAATTCTGGCGATATTGCTGCCGTCAACAGGGAAGTGCATGGCGCTGATGGTGCTTGTGCCATTGCTTTCATGCTTGACGTTTGTCACCTGATACCACTCGGTCTCAGTACGGTTATCGCCTTTGCTGCTGATGCGCTGCCGGGTGACGCGAATGATCTGCGTCGGTATTAGCGCCGTGGTGAGCAACGGGGTTGAAAAGCTGATGCTATGGGTTGAAAATTTCCGTTTTGCTAGCTCATACTTGCCAAACAAAATCGCATGAGCCTGAGACGCGCATACATCAGTCATGTCGTACTGAACGCTAGGCGCGTCGTTGCCGGTGGCGGGATAGCGGACGATATTGGTTCGCTGGATGCCGATATTCAAGGGTTCCACTTCGCGCCAAACCAGACTGATATTGATTGCGCGGCGATCCTCTGCGGCTGCATATTCCTTTGTGAATGAACCCGGCAGTATGTTGTCTTCAGTAAAAGTTGCGGCAGGTGTCAGTGCTGTTACATCAATCTGGTGGCTGCCATTTTTAGGCAACAAAGGCTGGAAGCTATAGCGCCCGTTAGTTGAAACGAATGACAAAAGGAAGAATGGGGCAACGCTTGAGATAAAATCAATTACGTTCAGCGACTGATCAACGACACCATTGCAAAAGGTCGCGTTGTTTGCGCAATAACTGGCGATGTCCTGCAGGTTACTGGTATCAATGGGCGCAGCTAGATCATCAGTTGATGCGCCGTCAACCCGTTTGATGATCTTGAATAGATGCATTGCAAGGTCAACAAACTGATTGCTTGCGCCCTGCGTATAAACCCCACCGCTCAAGCCTGCACTGTATAAATCAACCTTGCAGCCGTTGTCGTAGTAGATGCAAAGCTGCCGGGTAGTGGTTGGATAACTGCCGGAGCTAGGCGCGTCAAAAATGTTGCCGTCAATTTCCAAAAAAGTAATGTCGGCAAATGATGTGAAGTTGGCGCTAGCGCTAGGCGCCGTTGGATCGGCGTAGGTGCTCAGGTGATCCTCAATTTGGATCCCCTCCAGTGTGCCAGTGCTGGCAGGATTACTGGGGTTGATCTGATTATTGATCGTTGCATTTTGGTAGATGACTGAATAGGGACCATTGGCGCCAAGGTCGGTGAAGTAGTTGGCATTGGGTGCCGTGTATCCAGAGCTAGGGATTCTCTCAATAGTTCCGACAGTATTGCCGCCAGTTACGCTCCCGCCGGAATAAATTGCGTTCCAATAAACAAACGCCGTGGGAGATGGCGTAATTCCAAGCGCCGCCCAATACGCTGACGTGAAATCTGTGCCATCGTCTTGGTTGATGAATGTGATATCTGTTTCTGCAATCTGCACCACGGAGTTGCTTGTGTCTCCCGTGCCTCTCGTAATGATGTTGTAATAGTTGTAAAGCGTGTCCCAAGACGGGAGGCGGTCAGTAAAACTGCCGGAGCCAAAAACTTCCTGAAGATAGGAATATGTATTGAGATCGCAAAAGATATTGCCGCTTGTAATTGGGCAGCTATTCTTTGATGCCGCCATTGTTGCGGCTGATGAATAATAATGAGTCAGCGTTATCGTTCCCGGCTTTGAGCCAATGTTTTCGTTGCCAGTCCAAGCCAAGTAACGCTGAGGCGAGCTAACCATTTCGCCTTGGGTAATTGCATACAAAAACGAACCGTCAAAGCTATTGGTTGCCGTTTTGACCATTGACGGCTGAACCCACGCACCGCCTACGCCACCAGCGCGTTTGCAAAACACAATCGGGACTGTATCGCCCGCAGTTGCTAAAACTTGTTGCTTGCCAATTTCACCTTGCGGCTTTTTGCTTTTTGTTGGCGTTGAATCGCTGCGCTCTGCTGTGGTTCCCAAGCGTCCAGCGGGCTGCTCTCTTGCGGATGACATATTCATCGCCATTACATCAGCCCCTCAGCCTTACGGTAAGAAATGCAAGCGATGGCAAGATCAGTGCCAATGCTGAGTAGGCCGCCACCAGTGGCATTAGTGACGCACGTTGGACCAGTCAATGCATTGCCGTCCGCGTCCTCATAGATGGTGACGCCATCAACAACCTTTAGGACCACGCCGCTGCGAACAACACCATCAGCGCAGGTAGCAGTCAAATTAAACCCAAACACATGCTCCATCATTCCCCAATCTGACGAATCAGCATGTCTGCCGCAATTTTACGGGTCGGGACCTGCGGTTTCAATTTATTGATCGCTGGATTGATGGTCCAGCTGACCGTTTCATCGCTGACGCTTGCGCCTTCAATGCTGCCGATATAGCGACTGATCAGTTGGGCGCTTGCCGCGTCAAATGCATCCTCACCTGCGTTTTGGATATAAAGCGATGCAATCACAAGGTTGTCCGCCGCAATCGCTGCATCCGTTACGTCCACAAGATCACCAGTGGCCGCGGCTGTGATGCTCAAATCGTTGATGCTTGCGGCCAGCGTTGAACCAAACCCGTCAGCATCAAACGGCAAATAAACGTAGGCGCCAGTGGCATTGGCATCAATGCTGAGAGTCTGCGCCACTTGGTAGAAGTTTTGCCACTGCCTAGTAGGCGTGCGATTGCCGGAACCATCGACCACACTGGTGCGGTCGGCGTAATACTCCAGAAAGCACATGATGTCGTAGTTTGCCATCAGGCCAGCCCCAGCTGTGTGCGCACATTGCCGTCACGGCGGATAAGGTCAAGCGTTTGCTGCACGCCGGCTTGCACAGCTTTGGTCATCTCTTGCGTCGTCACAAAATTCTGGCCGTTCATCTGAGTTACTGGCCCGGTTTGGATGTTGACGTTTGCATTTGCCGGAGCAACAACGCCGCCCTCAGCAAAACGGGGAATGACTCCAGGGCCGCGAACTCCAGACAAATAAGCTGCCGACGCTTTACCCATTTTTGAAGCCGGGATGATGTATTCAGGCTCTCCGCCTTCGCCCACCATGGCCAAGGTTGGGCCATTGACAACGCCACCCTCTGCAAACTGAGGAATCTCAACGTTTGGCAAATTTGCGATTGTTGGAAGTCTGAGACGCCTTAAGGCAGCGTTGGCCGCATTAATAATGCGGTTGATTGCATTGACAACGCCATTTATTGCTGTAGCAATGCCTTGCAACATGCCATTAACAATGCCTCTGATGAAGCCAATGGCGGTTTGGATTGGCGCCTTGATTGCTTCGCCAATCCTGTTGAAAATCTCGCCCAAACCTTGAAGCAATCCTCTACCAAGGTTGATCACCGGATCAATGAAAGTGTTTTTGTACCATTTGGCAGCATCCATAAAGATCTGGCCAATGGCTTGAAACGCTTGCCCGATCTGATCGCGGAAAGCAAAAATCGCAATACCAGCCGCAACCACGAGGCCAACAATCGCCAATGGCCCGGCCCCAAAGACTGCGACCAATGTGGTCCCAAGAGTGCCAATCACGCTAATAATTGGGCCAATCGCAGCGACCAAACCGCCAAG